TGAAGGTGATCAAAGAGATGTTTGAAGCATCAGTAGATGGACAACCATACGACACTGAGCGTTGGGGTCAATACTTCCGCCCTGCTGGCGTAGCCGCACCTGGTGGTGCCGCAGCGGGTGATGCAGATGACACACCAGCACCTGCTGCCAAGCCAGCACTTAAAGTTGCTGCTCCGACTGCACCCGCTGCCGAAGATTCTTTTGATGAAGAGCCAGCACCAGCAGCCGCACCTGTGTCAGCAGCCAAACCAAGTGGTAATGCCCAAGACATCTTGGCCATGATCCGCGCACGTCAAACCAAGCAGTAATCTCTGCATTAACACAAGGAGGCAACTCCTTGTGTTCTCTATTTTTATAACAGGTGATACATGGGAAAACCATTTGATGTAAGTAAATTCCGCAAGGAAATTACCAAATCAATCGATGGCCTATCGATTGGTTTTAATGATCCAACAGACTGGATTTCAACAGGCAATTATGCCTTAAATTATTTGATTAGCGGAGACTTTAACCGTGGCATTCCACTAGGCAAAGTCACTGTGTTTGCTGGCGACTCTGGTGCAGGTAAAAGTTATATCTGCTCAGGCAACATTATCAAGAACGCACAACAGCAAGGCATCTTTGTGGTGCTGATTGACTCAGAAAATGCTCTTGACGAAGACTGGCTCAAAGCACTTGGTGTTGACACAAGTGACAGCAAATTGCTCAAACTGAGCATGGCCATGATTGATGATGTGGCCAAGACCATCTCTACATTCATGAGTGACTACAAGGCCTTGCCAGATGGCGAGCGGCCCAAGGTCATGTTTGTGATTGACTCATTGGGTATGTTGTTAACGCCCACTGATGTGAACCAGTTTGATGCAGGCGAAATGAAGGGTGATCTAGGCCGTAAGCCCAAAGCTCTCACCGCCTTGGTGCGTAATTGTGTGAACATGTTTGGTTCATACAATGTGGGTTTGGTTTGTACCAATCACACATACGCAAGCCAGGATATGTTTGACCCAGATGATAAGATCTCAGGCGGTCAAGGTTTCATTTACGCCTCATCAATTGTTGTGGCCATGAAGAAGATGAAGCTGAAAGAGGACGAAGACGGCAACAAAGTTTCTGAAGTAAACGGTATTCGTGCCGGGTGCAAAGTTATGAAAACACGTTACGCCAAACCCTTTGAAGGTGTGCAAGTTAAGATTCCTTACACAACAGGTATGAGTCCATACTCAGGTCTCACTGACTTGATTGAGAAAAAAGGCATGCTCAAGAAAGAAGGCAACAGTTTAGTGTTCACCACGAGCGACGGCGAAATCATCAAGAAGTTCCGCAAAGGTTGGGAACGCAACGACGACAACTGTCTTGATACTGTGATGAAAGACTTTGCAAATATTAAGGAAGAGGTAAGTACCGTCGAGGAGGATGCAGAATGAGTGAAGCAATAGCAGCAGAAATTTGGGGAGAACTCAAGCGATTTGTTAACACAGTTGATCGCCAAGAGGCTGCCGAAACTGTGGTTCAAATTTTGATGGACAATGACAGTGATGTGGAAGATATTCGTGATGCGTTTAAAGGCGATAGTGATATCAAACGAGCACTTACTGCATATCTTGACAACGACAAAGATTACTCAGAAGACGAAGAAGATCCTGAAGAAGAGGACTACAACGAAGACGACTGGGAAAATTAATGATATCACGGGTGTTTCCAATTAGAACAGCCACAGCTTGTCAGCTTAAATGGAATTGGAGCACAATATATCTACACCAGGCACGTACAGCTAGTTGTCATAGAACTGCCTGGAGTGATTTTTCTTCAGCAACGTTTGATAATTTTCATAATACACCAATTAAATTAGCTGATCGAAAGGCCATGTTAAGTGGTGAGTGGCCACTTAACAGTTGTGGATATTGTCGTAACATAGAAGAATCAGGTGGCGTTAGTGATAGACATCTGCATTTAGGTATTCCAGATCTGTCTCCAGGTGAGTTAGTAGTAGATAATCAAGCTATTGAAGTTACCCCTACCATACTAGAAGTCTATTTCAACAACACTTGCAATCTTGGGTGTTTGTATTGCATACCTTCTCTTAGTAGCAAGATCAATCAAGAAAATTATAAGTTTGGCAATTTTTATCAGAATGGATTAGAATTAACAAACATAAAAATCAATCCTGAACATTCAACTATTGTAGACAAATTTTGGCAATGGATGTTTAACAACAGTTTAAAACTGCGCAGGCTTCATGTGTTAGGGGGAGAACCGTTTTATCAATCAGAGTTTGATCGATGTTTAGACTATTTTAAAAACCATCCACATCCAAATTTAGAATTAAACATTGTGACCAACCTCATGGTTGATTCTAATTGGCTGATTGAATACATACAACAATTTAAAAAACTATTGTCTACTAGACATCTAAAAAGAATTGATATAACATGTAGCATTGATTGTGCTGGACCTGAACAAGAATTTGTTAGATGGGGATTGGATCTTGGCCAGTGGCTGAAAAACTTTTCAGTCATTATTGACCAACGATGGTTAACAGTAAATATCAACCAAACTATCAGTGTGTTAACAATAAAAACCATGCCTGAACTATTGTCTTGGCTGGCAGAGTGGAGAACACAAAGAGACATTGGACATTTTTTCTCGGTGGTTAGTCCGCAACCCACTTACATGAATCCAGGAATATTAGGTCCAGGTGTGTTTGACAACGATTTTGAAAAAATACTACAGTTAATGCCCTCGGGAATAAATCAAGACTACATGGCTGGAATTTTTCAAAGTTTTCAAAATAGTCAACGGAATCCGACAGAAATGTTAAAATTAAAAACGTTCTTGGATGAAAAAGATCGTAGAAGAAATACCAACTGGAAGAAAACTTTTCCTTGGTTAACAAAGGAATTAGAAAATGTGGTATAGCCGTGTTGTTGCCAGTCTTGATGCTATTCCGGACTTCATTGCTCACTACGAGCGTGAGCTTGATGATGCCAAAAAAGATTGTCGGATTGGGGGTCTTGTGGAAAAAAATATCACAACACTTCCAGGCCTGACTGAGTTTAGATATAACCAGCTGCAAGAGATTGAAGCTGTGCTAAACTATCTTAATATTCAACTGCGCAAGATACGTAGAAAGCACTTTCAAAAGTACCTGGAAGGATATGCCCGTGCGCTTACAAGTCGAGACGCTGAAAAGTATGTGGATGGCGAAGATGAAGTAATTGATTACGAAACCATAATCAACGAAGTAGCATATCTGCGCAATCGTTGGTTGGGAATCATGAAGGGCTTGGATACCAAGCAGTGGCAAATGGGTCACATTGTGCGCCTTAGAACTGCTGGCATGGAAGACATCCAGGTATGAAGCAAGAGCAGTTTGAGCAAAAAACTCAACAGGCGTTAAGCGAACAAGAAGAACTGGAACAAAGACAGCAACAGACTCGCAGCCAGTTAACCCCTGAAGAGTTGGCCTGGCAAAATGATCTAGAAGAAATACAACTTGTACTAATAATTGTTCTAGTTGCAAGTTGGGGTGCTTACTGGTATTTTTCAGTACACTTGTAATTACGGTGATACATAACAGTATGAAAATCGTAATTGTTACAGGCGGCTTTGATCCGCTACACTCTGGTCATTTGGCTTACTTTAAAGCTGCAAAAACCCTAGGCAATCACCTTGTGGTAGGACTCAATAGTGATGAATGGTTGACTCGCAAAAAGGGAAGACCGTTTATGCCAATGAATGAAAGACTTGCATTGGTTAACTCCATTGAAGTTGTGGACGAAGTTATTGTTTACAACGATAACGACAATTCCAGTTGCGATGCCATTCGACTGGTTAAACTACGCTATCCTGATGCGGACATCGTATTTGCTAACGGCGGTGATAGAACCCGAGACAACATTCCTGAAATGGTATTTGATGATGTAGAGTTTGTGTTTGGTGTAGGTGGTGAAGATAAAAAGAATTCTAGTTCATGGATTCTTGAAGATTGGAAAAAACCCAAGACACAACGCGCCTGGGGATACTATCGTGTACTACACGAAGTTGGCGCCAATACCAAGCTCAAAGAACTTACAGTGTCACCTAAGACTTGTTTAAGCATGCAACGGCATGACAAACGAGCAGAGTTTTGGTTTGTGGCCGAAGGCGAAGCCACAGTATACACACTAGATTCCAGCACAGACAGAGATATCAAAGACCACATGACCATCCACGAATCATGTTGGATCAATCGCAACGAATGGCATCAACTGTGCAATGAAACAGACCGGCCACTTCGACTGATTGAAATACAGTTTGGTGAAGATTGTGTGGAAGAGGACATTGAGCGTAGATGAAACCAATTCCAATTTTTATTGGGTATGATCCACGAGAAGCTATTGCATATCACACCTGTGTCAACAGTATAATTCGAAACAGCAGTCAGCCTGTGGCTATTGTGCCAGTGGCGTTAAACTTGTTTCGAGACTATAGTGAAACCCACACAGACGGTAGCAATCATTTTATCTACACACGATTTCTTGTACCACATCTCATGCAATACGAAGGCTGGGCAATATTCATTGACGGCGATATGATTGTGCGTGGAGACATTTCAGAACTTTGGGCTTTGCGACAACTTGACAAAGATGTTATGGTAGTCAAGCACGATTACAAAACACGTATGACTGAAAAGTATCTTGGTTCTAAGAATGAAGATTATCCACGCAAAAACTGGTCAAGTGTAATACTGTGGAATTGCAATAGTCATCCTAATAGACGTCTCACATCTGAATTTGTGCAAAAAGCCACAGGCGCTGAACTACATCGCTTTTCATGGCTACTTGATGAACGTATTGGTGAACTGCCACCAGAATGGAATTGGTTGCCTGATGAATACGGGCCAAACCCCGACGCCAAGCTCTTGCACTATACCTTGGGCACTCCATGCTTTCATGAGTTTGCTGACACACCACAAGGCAACGAGTGGCATCGGGAACGCATGCTCACAGAATACTGTCAACAACGCATATGATTTTTCACAGCAAAGATGGCAAGGACGAATACATCAATATGCTTGCGCACGGTTGTGGACAACAGTCAGTCGCTGATCATGATTTTGATTATGACGCCAGTAACGAACCCATAGTTTTACGTGGTATATTAAAGCACAAAATAATGAAACGCTGTTGGGATGATAATCGCGACTTTTATTATGTAGATACGGGATACTTTGGCAATGGTCGATGGAAGCAATGGCACCGTATTGTAAAAAACAATCTACAGTTGACAGAGATACAATCACGTCCAGGTGACCGTTGGGAAAAACATGGAATCAAATTTCAACCATGGCAGCAAGGGCGCAACATTGTTGTGGCTGCACCAGATGAAAAGCCTTGTAAATTTTACAACATCGATCTCAATGACTGGATAGAACAAACAGTTGCCACAATCCGACAACATACTGATAGACCAATAGTAGTAAGACAAAGAGCGCCCAAACGAATAGATAGATTGACTACAGACACACTAGCAGAGGCATTGACAGACACACATGCCTTGGTCACATTCAATTCTAATGCTGCTACTGAAAGTGTATTGTTAGGAGTTCCGGTGTTTACATTGGCGCCCAACGCTGCCGGACCGGTCGGATTGCAAGATCTATCACAAATTGAAACGCCTTATTATCCTGACCATGACAAATTGTATGCATGGGCATCCAGTCTGGCATATGGCCAAGTTCATGTTGAGGAAATGAAAAATGGAACAGCACTTGAAATTATAAAATTATGAACTTGCATTTTATCACAAGCATAAACAAAGAATACTGGGATCTAACAGCCAAGTATTGTATTCCAACATGGAATTTACCCGGTCGTGTGACTGTGTATGTTGAACAAACCGAAGGTGACATGAAGTGGGTTAGTGAAATTCCTTTTGATGTTGAGTTGATTACTGTGCCTAGACTAAAATGGGAAGCAGGCAATGGCCGCCGCAAAGTTTTAAAATTTTGGGGCAAAAGCTACACACAAATTCGTGCAGTGCAAACACGAGGTATCGACGAACGTGTGATATGGTTGGATGCTGATATAGAACAAACTTTTGAAGATGTTGTGCCTGCTTATAACTTTGAATCAGACTTTAAAGAAGCAGTTGGATTATTAAACAGTGGCGATCACGAGGATTGTTGGGAAACAGGAATTGTAATTTTCAATCAACAGTGTGATAAGTTGGGACGATTTATTAAAAAGTACCACGATACTTGGCACAATGAGGAAATTATGGAAAGTCTTTGGAGACCATATGATGCTCAAGTAATTGGACACGTGGCTGAAAAAGGGTTTTATAATCTATGTGACAGTCTTTGTAGCAATGCAAATGCAGTAAAAAACAGTAGATTTGACAACTACTTTGTGCATTGGATCAACAAAGAAAACAAAGATCGATTGAAAGAGCTCAACAGTAACACTGACATTACTGTGTTAGAAGAATTAACAGAATCCAATAATGACGACAGTAACGATATTACTGCATTAGAAGAATTAACCAAATCTACCAATGACGACAGTAACGATATACCATTGCACAGTACCCAATCAGAAGAACCAAGAGAAACTTAATTTATTGAGGTACTTCTCTCAAGGCGTGTCTTGTGCAGGCGACACAGCCATTGACTGTCATACATTAAAATACACTACATCTGATGTAGCAGTAATACAAGGATGGATCAGTAATGAAGTTATGCGTCCACATTTATCACTGAGAAACACTGTAATACAAAAACAAATCAGTAGAGGCAAGTATGTTGTGGCAGTAGACAGCAATTTGTTTTTGTATGCTGATCCAACCAATGCACTACACTATCTTCGGTACAGTTTTAACGGAGTTTTTCCAAACACCGGCATTTATTGCGACAACAACCCAGATCCAGCACGTTGGCAACAAATCAGTAAAGACCTAAACATCTCTCTCAAAGATTACAGAACCAACGGAAACCACATACTGTTGTTGCTACAGAGAAACGGTGGCTGGTCAATGGGTAATTTTGATGTGGTACAATGGTGTAATCAGACCATTGCTCAATTAAGACAACATACAGACCGTCCCATTGTGGTTCGTGCTCATCCCGGGGACAAGCATGCTCAAAAGTATATTTTGGGAGTGACTGGAAAAAACGTAACCCTAAGCACAGCTTCTAACTTGTTAGATGATCTCAAAGGATCTTGGGCTGCTGTAAATCACAATAGTTCTCCTGTAGTAGGTGCAGCCATTGAAGGATATCCTATTTTTGTGACTGATCCTGGTAAAAGTCAATGCCGGGAAATTGCCAACACAGACTTTGCGCAAATTGAAAATCCACAAATGCCAGATAGACAAGCGTGGGTTGAACGGTTAGCAATGAGTCATTGGAAGTTTGACGAACTAAGGTCGGGCGAAACTTGGCAGCACATGCGAAAGTTTATTTAAACTCGCATGCCCGGAAACAC